CCATTTGAGAACTGGTTGCTCTGGCAATAGATGTTCGTAGGTATATCCACAGACTTACGGCCCTGAGAGGCCCTGATAACGATCATGCCGTCACCTGTACGGCTGTACTTTGATGGGTTGAATACCACATCGTAAACGATTTTTTGTAACATAAGCTAACATTTTAAAGAACACGCTAACAATTTGAAATGACGGCAGGGCTGTTAGCTTACCTTTTCGCACGGCCAATTACCTCCGGCTATCCGTCAGCGGCAAATATACGATGTTTTTCAATACGTTGTACTTTTGACCCTGTTAATTTATGGATTTTTAAAGGATTCGCGGCACATCCGGCATCAGTCCTGCATATGTTCTGGGCGTTAAGTTTGGAATATCTAATTATTATAGTGATTGTAATGTCGTAACAGATAATTTGGAAAAACTACAATCGGGCGGTTTTAACTATAATACCTTAAACAGGCCACCTATCTCTGGTGATACGAGTGCAGGAGGTGTTTGTGTTTACATTCCATGTAATGTAGGTTCCAATAAGATGGGAATACAAATCGGTGCTAAGTTTACTGGTAATGAAATATATCTTAGGGTGTATTGGGTTAGTGGCTTTAGTAACTGGTTTCAATTAACAATTACAGCATAGAAAAGGAGTGGCAAAACCACTCCTTTTCTATGATTGAAATGCTACTTTACCCCATGGTGTCCATGCTGTGGAATAATCATAGTTATGTCGCATATAGATGCTTGTACTTGTAGAATATCCTGAACCAGAGTTCCACGCTATTTGCATAATGAAACCTGCGCCTCCTATTGTAAGAACATTCAAATAAGTAGTTTGTCCATTGGGGCCATTTGTAATATTGCTATAAGCACCTACTAATGTCATGTTTTGTAGGTTATTACAATCAAAACCTGTATCATAATGAAAATATGTCCTTATGCCGCCCAGAAGTGATGCAAGATCGGTTGGAGTGATACGCTGCGGGGCACCATTGGAGTCGGTTCCCTGAATGTGTGCAGGGTTGTTTCCGACTGTTGCGCCAGCCTGGTATGCGTATGCACACTTCTGCATCTCAGCAGGGGTGAGTGACTCCAGCGTCCACTTACCATCCTGGCCCTGAGTACCCACGAAGAACTTCTTGCCGTTCGTGATGGTATCAGCACCTGTGGTAGCGTTGATGGTGGCAGCAGCTGTCTCTGGAAGGTTCGTCAGCTTCGTTACCAATGCGGCTGTAATACCGCTTCGGATAGAGTCGAGCTCTGCCGCTGTGAAGTGGGTGTTGTTCAAACGATACTCGAACACCCATGCAGAGCCGTTGTACTTGTAGCGATCGTAGTCGTTATCACCATCAGCGTCGGTCACCTTCACCCATGCATAGTCGTTGTGATGCATGCCTGTCACGGCTTCGAGGTCAGCAAGAGTGTTGAAGGTTCCACGGAAGGTTCCTGCATACTCCTGTACCTGTTGTGCCACATATTCCTTGTCAGCGAGCTGGTTCGCACTTGTGGCAGCAGCTGGGATCTTGGCATTGATGCCATCCAGAGCCGTCTTGATGCCACCACTCTGGACGGGATTGGTAGAGTTGGCCGTCGGTGTGGTGTCGAAGGTCAGCGTGGCCTGCTTTCCAGCCAGCAGCGTATCCATGGCACTCTTTGTGTAGTAGCTGGCGAGGGCTGATGCGATGTAATCCACGATACCACCTGACTTCACAGGATTGTTGGAGTTGGTGGTCGGCTGGTTGTCGAAGGTCAGCACGTCCTGCTTTGCACCCAGCAGCGTGTTGAGCTGTGCCAGCGATGGCAGATCCGACAGCTTCGCTACCAGAGCCAGGGTGATGCCTGAGTTCAACGCTGCCCATTGTGCAGCTGTGAAGCCTGAGTTGTTGATGGTATACTCATATGACCATGCAGATCCGTTGTACTTGTAACGCTCCACGCGGGCGATCTCTGTAGGAGTGGCATCAGCTACAGGAATCTGCACAAAGCAGTAGTCGTTGTTGTCAGCACCGCTGATGGCTGTGGCCAGCTCTGCGATGATTTGAGAACGTGTGGCTGCTACGGTCAGTTGCAGATCGGTCACCAGGTTGTATGTTCCCTGGAAGGTGGCCGTGTTCGTAGCGATGCTGGAGTTCATCGTGGCCGTGTCAACCAGCTTGTTGTTAGCAGCAGCTGCTGACGGGATCACGGCTTCGATGGCATCGATATCGTCTGCATTGGCCTTCTCAGCTGCCTTGGCGCGGGCTTCCTCAGCGTCGATGTTGCCTTGAAGGGTGGTATCAGCATTCTGACGGGCCAGCTTCTCAGCATCGATATCGTCGGCATTCTGCTTCTCAGCAGCCTTGGCACGGGCTTCCTCCAGATCGATGTTGCCCTGAAGGGTAGTGTCACCCTGAGATCTCAGAGATGCTTCTCCGTCAATAGCAGTCTTGATGCCTCCTGATGTCACGGGATTGTCGCTGTTGGTGGTGGGTGCCGTGTCGAAGGTCAGCGTATTCTGCTTACCTGACAGGAGTGTATCCATGGCAGTCTTGGTGTAGTATGAGAGCAGCACATCAGCGATGTAGCTGAAGATACCACCAGACTTCACAGGATTGTTAGATCCGCTTGTCGGTACATTATCAAAGGTCAGCACATTCTGTTTTCCAGCAAGCAGCAGAGTCAAGTCCGCCATGGTAGGCAGATCGTTCAGCTTCGTAACCAGTCCGCTGGTGATGCCGGAGTTCAAAGCTGCCCATTGTGCCGCTGTGAAGCCGGAGTTGTTGAGTGAATACTCGAACACCCATGCAGAGCCGTTGAACTTGTAACGGTCAACGTGTGCGATCTGGGTAGGCGTAGCGTCGGCTGTAGGCACTTGTACGAAGCAATAGTCATTGTTATCAGCGTTCTGGATGACGACAGCCAGCTCTGCTGCGATCTGCGATGCAGTTGCATCGACAGTCAGGTTCAGATCGCTTACCAGGTTGAAGGCACCGCGATATGTTGCCGTTGACGTGGAGATGCTGGAGTTCATGGTAGAGGTGTCAACCAGCTTGTTGGAGCTGGATGCCTCCGATGGGATCAAGGGCTCAATACCATTCACTTTGCCGAGGGCCTGATGGCCTTCGTCAGAACGGGTACGTATCTGCGAGAGGTCGCTGATCACATCCTGCTTGCCTGCGAACAGAGCCGTGAGCTCTACCAGCGTAGGCAGAGAGGTGAGCTTCGATACCAGTCCGCTGGTGATGCCGGAGTTCAACGCAGCCCATTGAGCAGCTGTGAAGCCGGAGTTGTTGAGTGAATACTCGAACACCCATGCAGAGCCGTTGTACTTATAACGGTCAACGCGGGCGATCTGAGTAGGAGTGGCATCGCTCGTCGGTACCTGGATGAAGCAGTAGTCGTTGTTATCGGCACCGCTGATGGCATTGGCCAATGCGTTGGCGATATCCGACTCTGTTGCGTCGGTAGTCAGGTGCAGATCGCTTACCAGATTGAATGAGCCCTGGAAGTGGGCCGTGGCTGTTGCTATCGACTGGTTCACGAAGTCAACATCTGCCAGCTTGTTCTGGTCAGATGCAGCTGCTGGTATCTTACTTTCGATGACATCGATATCATCTGCGTTCTTTTTCTCTGCTGCCTTGGCACGGATCTCCTCCGCGTCGATCTCTCCCTGAAGGCCCTGCTCTGCGAGAGTGGCACGCTGATTCTCCTCTTCTACTGAAGATACGGGGGCGGCTGTGTTCAGGATCTGCTGAAGCTCGTCGCCAGTCTGTTGAAGTCTGAAGTCTGACATAATTCTATTCTTTTAATTGTTATTATTCATTGTTGCTGGGTTCAAGTGGTAGTCTGCGCACATATACGTACTGGTCATCCCTGGTTATCACAGGACGGTAGACGATGTAAGGCTGGCCACCGCTGTCAGGTGTCACGGTCTCCGTCACCTCCACTCTCTGGTATGCCTCTGCGATATCCGGCTCATCGGTCAGCTCGAATCTCACGGAATGGGTGTCGCTGCCACAGATGGGGCATGTCAGGAAATGCGGGCATGGCGTGGTGCTAACGAACAGTATGATCTGTAGATCCACTTCGCGTCGCTCGTTGTCAGGATCTATATCGGTATCATGAAGAAGCATCACGGTACGGGCCTTCACGGGGCCCACCATGCCAGCCGTCGAGAAGTTCATGATGAACTCGCCGCCAGTACCGTACTTGAACTCGCTCTTTGGTATCACCAGCTTACGGCCAAGCATTCCCCATTCAAGTTCAACCTGGAAGTCATCATCTTCCATGTTGAAATGCGGGTCTTGCGATGTTACGATGAACTTCGCGACTGATCCCTGTTGTTTTAATTTCAGATCCATATGTCTATTCTTTGTTATCGTTAGTTGTCAGTTTCATGTAAGGCTTAACCAGAAAGTCGAAGGTGTAGGGTACCTGGTACATGTTTGTGGGGCTGATGGGGCTGCGATTGGTGTATGAGGAATCCACCAGCATCAGGCTGGCCTGCACGATGGCTGCTGGTACATGCTTGGAGCCGTCTGGCTGATCAATGCCAAAGCTCTCCAGCAGATCCTCATAGGTACGCCCAAGCGTATTGAGCACCATCTCTTCGGCACTCTCAGCATAGAGTTCAAGCAAAGCATCCTCGCAGTCATAGTCGATGCGGGAGTGCTGCTTGACGTAATCAATTTCTAACCACTTCATACTTTTCAATTTTTCTTCTACCTCTCGCCAGACTATCGGTTTGAGGTTTACCATAAAACAAAAAAGGGAGGCCGCTGCCTCCCCGTGTCTGACTAACACAAATTCATTTTAAAACCATAACCTGAATAATTCTCAAATTAACGATATGCATAGATTGATTGATCCTATGTCAGCGGGCCGTCACCCTTCAGGGAGAAGGCACCCTTGGCCAAGGCTCGATTTGGTGCAGATAATTTCGCGAGGGTGACGATGGCGTATCCTTCGAGGCCGGAGCTTGATGAGAATGATCGCCCACCGATGCGTACTTTCACCCTGGTATTCACCGTGAGCACCTTGCGAATGTCGGCCACCTCAGTCACCAACCAGTTCACGTTGAGTGACCAGTCCTTCCGGCCAGCGATACGATGTACCCAGTCCGAATCTGTTGCAGAACTGATCTCGATGGTCTCACCTTCCACCTGGAGCTCGTCGCTCTGGGTGGCAGCTATGGCCGTCCATGATGTGCCATTCTGATGATATACGATGATGTTGTTTCCGTTCATATTCTTAAATTTTAATTGTTTACCCCCATGTTGCCATCTCTCCCTGACCTGTACGCTTCAGGTAATTGTTCACGGCCAGCACGATCTGTTCGCCAGTCACGCGAGCCGTCAGGTTGTTACCACGGGCTGATTGTAGTCCGGCTGCAATTGCTCCCTGCTGGGCTCTGTTGAGAACGATCTCACCAGCATTGGCCATGATCGGAATCTGATCGCCTGAATAACTGCTGCCCTTGATCTCACCACCTTCAGCATATCCAGTCAGAGAGTGGATTGTAGAGATCGTGGTGGCCATGGCTGCTGCACCAGCTGCCACCCATGCGAGCCAGCCCCATCCTGTTCCGGCTGTGCTGGGTGATGCCGATGCCGTTGCAAATCCGAGGGCGATGCTGGCTATGGCTTGCATTACGGTACCAGCTGCTTTGGCAGCAGGATCTTCGATTCCTGCAAGAGCTTGTCCGAATGCAGATGCCGACTGCGCTGCCAGGTTGAATGCCATCTTCTCCTGGGCCAACTTTTTGTTCATGTCATCCATCTGCTGGTTAACCTCAGCGATAACCTCCTTCTCTCCCAGCTGTGCCATTGCGCCTCCAAGGTCTTCTGTCGCATCGGCCAGTCCGAGCATGCTGCGTTTGGCTTCGTCTGTCATCATGGCGAACGGGCTCATCAATTCCCTGGCATTCTTCAGCGACTCAGGATCGAGTATCGATTTCCTGAGAGCCTTCTGGAAGTCATCGATCTTTGGTGTTGCCTGGCTGCTGCTTCCCGCTGTATTCTTTCTTGGCTTATGACCATTGACAGTTATCTCTGGCAAAGTTCCTCCGTTGGCAGAGAAGACATCTCCGAGGTTTCCTACACCTGCACCCATATCATCTTGACCGCCTTCGGCAATATACTTTATCAGGAGAGCAATATTACCAAGAGGGCCGTGCACTTTCAGCATGGTTGTCAGCATGGTTTCAAAGAATGTGCTTACGGCACTCTTGGCTGTGTCTGACGTGAGCCCAATATCTACGATGGTATCTTTAACAGTTTCCAGCATCGGGATAATCGGCTTGATGCCGTTATTCATGAAATTGATAGCTGCTATCTCGATGTTCTTGAATACGCTCTCGCCAGTTTCAGTCAAAGGTTGAAGCGTCTCGCCAAGTTCCAGCATGGCGTTCTTCAGCTCTGCATCTGCACGGGCTGCACGATCGGCTGCTGTCTCAACATATCCACCAGCTGCTTCCATGCGCTCCTTGATGATTTCTGCCACAGCCGATGTCATGTCACCAGTCTGCTTCATCTTCTCACGGATATCGGTGGCCGACAGTCCGAGGTTGTCAAGGATCGGAAGCGATTTTCGGCCAAGACCAGTCACAATACTATCAACCAGGTAGTCGATAGACTGGCCTGTGTCCTTGGCCTGCTGCTGGGCGAATGCCAGGAATGTGCCCATCTGGTCGAGGTTCAGCCCGAAGTTGTCGAACTTTACGGACTGTTTCATCAGCTCCAGGTCATCTATGGTGCCATGGGTTGCCTCGCGAAGATTATTCAGCAGATCAGGACGATTAAGCCTGTCGAATGCCATCTTGATTCCTTCTGCTGCCTTTGCCAGCTCGATGCTCTCCGTAATGCATTGGCTGATCTCATCCGTGAGCTTATTGATGGCTGCACTTGCAGCACCGATGGCCAGTCCGTAGGCTGTCATCTTCTTCATATTGATGCCTATCGACGCAGTAAAATCCTCGAACTGCTTCTTGGCACCCCGAATCTTCTGTTCGTATTGGTTACTCTCAAGCGAGAGTCTTACTATCGATGTTGCTGATCCCATATCTTATGCTTTATTAAATTCCTCTGCCATGATTTCCTCTACCATCTTTGATATCTCGTTCATCGCAGCCTCCATCTGGAATGAAGCTGATGTCTCGAATACTCTGCGGGTGCGTATGGATCCTCGATTACCAAATCTTGTATCACGACCTGTTGTTCCGCTATTGACGAACCTAAGTACGAATGCACGGTCTTTGCCATAATATCCGTCGATGGCCTTTGTCTCGCTGCTTCTTTTTCTACGGTTACCACCACGCTGATGTGGGGTCTCGTCGAGTTTTCTAACTGTATGATACAGGCGCATCGACTTCACGCTGCCTTTTTTCGGGTTAAGGATCGACACATTGAATCCTAAGATCTGCTTATACAGCGAACGCTTCACGGCAGCTGCTGCTCTGCGTGGGTCATTGTCCAGATTGTCGCGTACATCCTTGCTGATAGCCTGGCGAACCTTCTTTGCCTCCTGGGTGAGCATTTTCTTGATGTCGCGTCGCGTGTCTGGGTATGTCACCAGCAGCCTGGCGAGAGCTTCGTCTACCTGTTCAAATGATCTCTCGTCAACCTCTGCCACAACTGTGATGCCTGATCCTGCGCCACCGCTTCGTGTGGCGTTGTTCAGGTATACGGGGCGACGCCCACGGTAACCATTGAGAGCTTCAGATAATCTACCCATATACCTTTGCGGATTTATGTGCCAAGAGGTTACTGCAACAAAAAAGGGAGGCCGCTGCCTCCCCCGTAAGTACTAACCTTACCAATAACTAAACTTCTTATATGAAAATCTAAATCAACATAAAAATATGAATAACTATGAGTCATACGCTGTCCCAGCGCAGAATTACTCATTAAAACGGGCCGCTTCCCAGATGCGTCGGCTCACGAGTCCACCGAGCTTGCGGCCACCGGCATTTACCCAGCGCAGGAACTGCTCCTGTATCTCCCATGTGGCTTTGCCGCATTCTATGTATGTCTTCAGCGTGGACTTCTCGAAGTTCGCTGGTCCGCAGTTGTAGATAAAGTCAAGCACGGCATCGAACTTGCCCTGGCTTCCGCCTATGCGTTTCACTTTGTTAGCGATGGGCTCAAACTTGGCCAAGTCCTCCTTCAGGAACTGCTCGGCTTGGTAGGCGGTGATCTTGTCGCCCTTCTTTACCCCATTGGTGTGGCCGTAGCCGATGGTCCACACGCCGGCGGTGTCCTGATAAGCCGAGAGCACACAGCCCTCGAACTTCTTTATCGCGTCAATCAATCTCTGGCTTGCTTTCATATCAATCCTCGTTATTTGGTTCAATCTCATGTTTCTGCCCTCTCCTGCCCTTTGGCTTAACAGTTCCTTCGTCCGATATTATGACGGGGACGCACTTCGCACAATCTGGT